ATTAAAGACCTTTAATAAATCCCCTTCTGTTTTAATATCTTCCATACCTATAAATATAATTTTTTTTGTTTTTAATCATAGCCTTTAACAATCTGTAAATGTTCCACCTACGATTTGTTGATTTACTATCTGTTGTCTTTTCGGGAGACTTGATGGTGGTAGGATATAATTAGCAATCCACATATCAGGTAAAGGTATTGTGAATGCCGCATCTAACCACCAAGTATCACTCGTATTTACACAAGGGAAACAAGTTTGAGGAAGGCAAGGATTACATTGTGCTTGCCCTCCAGCGATATTAGCATACGCTGTAAAGGTATTACCTATTGATAAGTTATTACAAGCATCTCCAAATGTAGCACCACTACCAACTATAAACCCATAAAAAGGAACTGGTGGTGTTGTTGATGGTGTAGGTGTGAAAGTAGGCGTCACGGATGGTGTGGGGGTATTTGTTGATGTAATGGTCGGGGTAGGTGTAGGTGTTAAAACCTGTGTTCCTGTTGGCGTGCAAGTAAGATTCGGCGTTGGGTTTGGTTCGTCTGGTGCGAATATAAAGTTGCTATTGTCTTCGTTTGATGATATAAACACATCAAATTGTGAATTCACAGTAATTGCTGATTGAACTATAATTTGTGCTTCACCATTTTCAACAACATTATACGCAAGGGCAGGATTCAAGTTACCTGAACCAAAAGGTTGCTCGGATATGGAGTAAAGGTATTGTCCCTCATACGGAAAATGTATTTCATCACAACCAAGACCTTCAACAAAATAAAATTCATCATACCTACTTTTATGTAACGAAACATCAAGTGGTATAAACGAAACATTTTGTTTAGAGAATATATGAGTAAATGAAAATAAATATTCAGGGTTAGACAATTCACTATTCTGTGATACTGTGACCACCAAAGAGTTAGGTTGATTTGTTTTTATTATCAGCATAATATAAAAAAAACACAGGAGAGCAATCCCTACTCTCCTATGTTTATATTTTGTTTAAGATAAGCATCCAGCACAATCACTAACGGTAATACCCGTTACGATTGTTGATAAAGGACCACTCAATTGATTCATCGGTTCTGGTTCCATATAACCAAATGTGATATTATATCCATTTTGGTCTCCAAGAGCCTTTCCTGTAACTGATGTCCCAGCTGTCACATAGCATCCGTATGTTTGACCTAATAGGAAGTAGTCCCCATTATTGTCTTCTACCACGATTGCTAATTTTTGTTGCTGACCCAATGTTTTAAGTATATTTCTCTTCGCTTGCTCTAATTTAGCAAAGTAAGTAACTGTTTCGCCCTGATAAAAAATCGTCCCATTTTCCAAAGAAGCATTGACAGTTTCTGTGTGTTGAGACGAAGTCCTAATTAGTTGAAAACAATAAAACTCACCTGTTCCAGCAATGTTTGTAATTGTTGAAGCCGTGCTTGAAGTTATACCAGATAAATTACAGAAATCAGTTATCCACATCGTTTTAAGTCCTCCGACATTATCACGACACCCTAATAAAATTCCGTCTGTTAAATTACAACTCATTTTGTATTATTTAATTTAATGTTTAGTTTTTTTTATAAAGTTGGGGTTACTCCTTTGTAAAGTTTCACCCCGACCTTAAATATTATAATCCGTTAGTCACGAAGAACTCTTGGAATGCGACACTTGTCCCAAGCTTCCAAGCCGCCATTATGCGGACTTCTTGGAAGTCCTGCGACCACCACGAACGATAGCTATCCTCGTCCGAAGTTAAGTCCGTTCCAACAAGCATATATTGCATCGGACCGATAACAATTAGATTGCTTCCGTTCAAACCAGGACAACCTACAACCTTGTAATTTGATTGTGGGTGGAACACTTCATAAACTGAACCTAATGTAGGTTCTGTGAAATGGAAGTTATTGACATTACGGAGAGCCACCATATAACACTTAAATTGAGATTGCGACATATACACGATAATATCGTCTCTATCATAAACGTTTCTATTTAATGAGTTGATTAAATTATCAACTTGTGCAAGGATATTGTTTGCTTTTTCTTGTGTTGTAGAACCAGTCACAGAACATAATGCTGTTTGACCTGTTAATTTAACACCACCATTAGAAACAAAGTTAGCAGATTGGAAGATTTCAATGAAACCTGAAAAAGTTGATGAACCTGATGATGCGTTCCATAACAAGTCCTCGTTGTGTCTTTTTATCTGTTTTGTCTGGAGGTCTATGATAGCCTGTTCAAACGGTGCGTTCTCATTATAAGACCCGCTATTCAAATACTGGCCGAGCCAAATTGAATTTAATTCTTGCAGACAAAGACTGGTATTAACTTTCAGTGATTGGACTGTAACAGGTGCTACAGTAAAAGTTGTGTCTCCTGATGAAGACCAACCACAAGTTGTTCCTGTTTGAACTACTAATGTCTCACTTAAAAGATTGACATTCTGCGTCCCCTTGATTCCTGGAACGACATTTACATATTTCATTGTGATTGGTGTAAGGACTGCTTCACTGATAATATCTGCTGATAATTGGTCAGTGTAATTTGCTAATCCAGCCAAGTCGTAATTGAAATTTAATTTCGTTAAATTATTTTTTTTCATTTTTAACTTTTTTTTTAATTTTTAATCATCTCCCTTAATTTTCTAAAACCATCGTATTTAGTCATTATAGGGTTTTCTATTTCGTTTATTGTTTTTTGAGTATAAACTCTTGAACCCGCAGGTTCTTTGGAAAACTTACCAAACTTTGTTTCAAGTTCAGTTTGTTTAGTTGCGATTGCGTCAATTTTAGTTTCAAACTTTTTAAGAGCTAATGAAAAAATGTTAGCTATTTCTGCCATTTCATCTTCCTTTGATTTTTCTTCAACATTTTCTCTTTCAGTTATTTTACCATCAGCAACTTCAACCCTGATTTTAACATCATTACCTTCACTATCTTTGAGGATAATTTCGTGTTCTCCATCAGGTGCTTTTTCTTTTGTTCCATCGTCTTTAACAACATCAATTGTTTCACCTACATCAAATGTTGGGCTATCCAATTTAATATCACCAACTACGGTTTTAGCTTCAGTGAATACATCAGCCATAGCTTTACCAATTTTTTCAACAGCTATTTTTTTCTCATCGTCCATACCAGTTCCTCTTTTGTCGTGGTTTGCTTTTGATTGAACACCCTTAATTGAGCCACCATTTATGGATAATACCTGACCATCACTGGTTTCGTATTCACCATCAACAAGTGCAGCATAAGTGCCATCATACATAACCTTTAACACACGAGTTCCAAATTGAGGTTCTAATGCTCCAATTCTTAAAATTGAACCATCTTTTAATTTTACGTCCCCAAATTGTTCTACGATTTTAGACATATCTTCGTCCTTGATGTCCTTAGCTTCTTTCTCTTCCTCAATTTTTGCGTCTTCTGTTTGACCCATTTTGATTTTAGATACTTTACCCATTTCATCAACTTCAATTTCCGTCCCATCGTCCATTTTATGAACCCCCGCTGGCGCAGGAATCATACCTTCTTCTGTGGATACATAAAGTGGTTGTCCTACTTCTAATTCACCTTCCATTTTTACAGACATACCTTGTTCGGTTTTTGCCTCGTAAAAAGATTGTTGAGTTAGCCCTAAAACTTTCATTATTCTATCCACCGCTTTTTTACTATTCATCGTTAATTGATTTTAGTATTTCTTTTATTTGGTTTATTTGTTTTGACTCTTGCGAGAAAACACTTTTTTCTGCGAATAATCCTTCCACAGAAAAACCCGTCAAGGCTTTCTTTTTAATCATACCCCAAACTTCGGGGTCTGCTACATACATACTAACATACCACGTCCCTGCTGGTAGATTAAAACCATACGCCGCTGATTTATCTTTTATTGGGTCTTCACTCACCCAACTTTCAGTAATATAAACTTTATCACTACCTAATTTAACACCGTCGTGCTCTATACTTGTCTCATCAGTTCTTCTTTGTTTAAGAAACTTATCAGCCATTTTTTTAATACTGGCTTTACTAAAAAACACATAGTATAAATTACCAAGTTCATCGTAACGATGAATCATTTTATTCGGCACCATAGCGGCACCAACAATAATTCTTTTTTCATCGTCAAAGTAATAATTTTTTTGTTCGCTAAAACTACTACCAACTCTTGGTTCTACTTTATCTCTTTGATTATCTGGCACGGTATTTGGTTGTAAGTTTGGCCCTAACCCTTGAACATCAACAA